AGAATGAATAAAAAAGTAGAAAAAGAAATTAAACAAGGAGGAAACTAAATGAATGAACTAAGAATGCCTGAACAAAATTTGGTGCTAATCACGGGTAGATTAACAAGAGATGTAGAGACAAAACAAGTAAATCAAACAAGCGTGGCTAATTTCTCAATTGCTGTGAATAGAAGCTATAAAGACAAAACAAGTGGAGAATGGCGACAGGAGACTTCTTTTGTGAATCTAGTAGCTTGGGGCAAGACTGCCGAGATATTGGCAGAGAGAGGATGTAAGGGCTATCCAGTAGCGGTTGAAGGAAGACTGAAGAGCCAAGAGTGGGAAGATAAGGAGACTGGGAAGAAAAAGAGCAAGCTGGTAGTAGTTGTTGATAGATGCCAGGTCTTAGTAAAAAAGGCAAAAGTAGATAATCTACAGCAAGAGCCGACTGGGGTGACGATTAAGGATGAGAATATTCCTTTTTGATGTAAGAGGGGGATAACTTTAAATTAGAGCATTGACAAACTAGAAATAATAAGATATATACTATATATGAACGTAGAAGATTCTAAAGATAAAGTTTTAGAAAGATTTTTGAAAGCTCTAGAAAAGAAGATTAAGACCAAGTCTTATTGTGAGATAGTTCTGCAGATAGAGCATGGACAGCTAAGATTGTTTAGGGTCACTGAAAGTTTTAAATAGGTAGTTAAGCACTAACGCCAGTATTTGATAAGCATTGCGCTTGTTGGGTATTGGCGTTTTTTTTTGTTTAAAGGGGCAAAAAAGCAATGGAGGCGATGAAAATGGAAACTGGTAGACCTCTTAAGTTTTCTTCCGTGGAAGAGTTACAAGTTAAAATAGATAACTATTTCGTTGATTGTGATGCCGATATTATAAAAACAGTATTGAATAAGAATAGCGAAATTATTGCCACAGTTTCCAGACCATATACAATTACAGGTCTTGCAGAATATCTTAAAACAAACCGTCAAACCCTTATAAATTACGAAGAAAAAGCCGAATTTTTTGACACAATAAAAAATGCTAAGGCAAAAATAGAGGCAGCATACGAAGAAAGAGCGCTTATAGGCACTTCAAATCCTGCCGTTTCTATTTTTACCTTAAAAAACAATTTTGGGTGGAAAGATAAAACTGAAACAGATATAACATCGCAAGGTGGCAAGATAGAAAGCCATACAACTATTACCTTAGAAATAGAAGAAAGGTTGAAAAGAATGGATAAGAAATGAGTGTGTGTAGCGGAAGAACTCGTATTCAAAGTAATGATCTTTATCGAGAAATATTAAAAGACAAAGACATTAAACAGATAAAGCGTCTTTGTCGTGAAGATTTGTTTTTTCTTCTTACAGTAGCACTGAAAAGAAGAGATGTTGACAGGGACTGGCTGTATGAAAGGTGTAGAGAGGTAGAAAGCGAGCCAAACGGATACTTGGATTTATGGGCTAGAGAATATTATAAAAGCACAATAATTACTTTTGCAAAGACAATACAGGATATTCTAATAAATCCAGATATTACAGTAGGCATATTCTCGCACACAAGACCTATTGCAAAGGCATTTTTAGAACAGATTAAAAGGGAGCTAGAAACTAACGAGTTTTTACAAGGTCTTTTCTCAAATGTTTTATATAGAGAACCGTTTAAAGAGGCGCTCAAATGGTCTGTAGATACGGGAATAATAGTGAAGAGAGAGACTAACCCAAAAGAATGCACGGTTGAGGCACATGGGTTAGTAGACGGACAACCAGTCAGTAAACATTTTAGTTTGCTGGTTTACGATGATGTGGTTACATTAGGAAGTGTGAATACTCCCGACCAGATTGCGAAAACCACGGAGGCTCTTGCTCTTTCTTATAATTTAGGTGCTGATGGCGGACAAAGAAGGTTTATTGGTACTAGGTATCATTACAACGATACCTATAGAGAAATAATAGAGCGAGAAACAGTTAAGGTTAGAAAATACCCAGCTACAGAAGATGGGACAATAAGCGGAAAGCCTGTTTTATTAAGCAGGAAAGAGTTAGATAAAAAGCGGAGAGATATGGGGCCGCATGTCTTTTCTGCTCAAATGTTGCAAGATCCTTCTGCTGATAGGGCAATGGGGTTCAGAGAAGAATGGTTGAGATATTACGATGATATAAAAGCTGATAATCTTTGGAACTATTACATTATTGTTGATCCAGCAGGAGAAAAGAAAAAGACTAATGATTATACGGTCATAGAGGTAATTGCTACTGCAGGAGATAATAACTATTACCTTGTAGACGCTATAAGAGACAGGTTAAACTTGATTGAAAGGACAAATAAGCTCTTTGAATTTGTAAGAAAATATAAACCTATAAAAGTTGGTTACGAAAAATATGGATTGCAAAGCGATATTGAGCATATTAAATATGTTCAAGAACAAATCAATTTTAGGTTTGAAATCTTAGCCTTAGGGGGCAATATCCTTTCGAAAAAGGATAGAATCAAAGGATTGGTTCCGCCTTTCTATAATAAACGAATAAGGTTGCCTCATCAGTTGATATATGTAGATTATGAGGGAAGGCCTAAAGATTTTATCAAACAGTTTATGGATGATGAGTATAAAGCATTCCCGGTATGTGTACATGACGATATGTTAGATTGTATGGCAAGGATAACAGATCCTGCCTTTGGGGTGGAATTCCCTAATGAACACGAAGATAATCAGAGCTATGAGATGGAAAGTGATTATGATGTCTTAGCTTAAAAAAATTAAGGAGTCTTATTATGGTAGCAGCTCTAGGGCCAGTACTAGGTGGGTTAGCAGGTGCAGGACTTGCAGCAAATTTGTTTTCTAAGAAAATAGGTGATGACGATAAGACAAAAGTGACAGCAGTGACACCAGTTAAGCCCCCTACAACCGAAGAAAGAGCTCAAGGAATAACAGATGCAGCGAAAGAGGCACAGTTGAAAAAGAAAGCTAGAAAGGGTTTTAGTTCAACAATTTTGACTAGTCCTCTAGGAGTAGAACAGGCTAGTAGAACTAACTTGAAAAGCTTGTTGGGAGAATAATCAATGGCGAAAAGAACCAAAGATAGTTATAAGAAACGCTTAAGTTCTTTAGAAAATGGAAGTAATACCTTTAGAGCTCACTGGTTAGAGCTTTCTGAGTATTTACTGCCATATAATGGTCTTTATTTATCAAATACAAACCAGAATACTTATAATAGAGGCGAAAAAAAGGGTAAGAAAATCATTAATGGAATGCCTACAGAAGCACTTAAGACTCTTGCTAGTGGCTTGTTTAGTGGGCTTACACCTTCTAGTAGTCCTTGGTTTATGATGACAATTGATGATGAGGACACAAAAGAGTTAGAAGCGGTAAAGGTTTGGTTGCATAATGTTAGGAATATAATGCTAGGAGCCTTAACCCAGTCTAATTTTTATGATGTTATTGCTGGGGTATATAATGAAATAGGTGGTTTTGGAACATCTGCAATGATACTAGAAGAAGATTTTGACAATATATTAAGATTTCGTCAGTTCACAATAGGTTCTTATTATCTAGCTAACGATAAGAATAATAGGGCTAATGTATTATACCGGAAATTCACAATGACCGCTCAACAGATGGTAGAAGAATTTGGTGTTGAGAATGTAACTGATAGTGTTAAACAGACTGCCGAAAACAATGATCTAGAGACCTCATTTGGAATAGTGCATTGTATACAACCTAATACGCAGCCTGATAAATTCAAGGACTTTGAATATGAGTCTATTTATTTTCAAGAAGGGGCGATGGATCCAGAGTTTCTTCGTGAATCTGGATATACAACAAAACCTTTTGCTGTTGCAAGATGGGATATAATAGGCGATGGAGTATATGGTGACAATTGCCCAGGGATGATGGCACTGGGTGATATTAAGATGTTGCAGAAAATGGAGAAAGACAAGTTGCAAGGCTTGGATAAAGCAGTTAGACCTCCAATGAATGCACCTTCGTCTCTTAAGAATAGACCGAAATCTACAGTCTCTGGGGCGGTAACCTATGTGGACAGTGTTGCGACAGGGCAACAAGGCTTTACCCCTACTTATCTAGTTAATCTAGACTACCAAAACATTGCGTTTGAACTAGATCGAGTAGAGTCTAGGATCAAGAAGTTCTTTTTTAATGAGTTATTTTTCACTGTTTCAAGCCAAACTAAAAGCATGACAGCTACTGAGGTAGTTCGTAGACATGAAGAAAGGGTTATGATCTTTGGGGCAGTTCTAGAAAGATTACAGTCAGAGTTGTTTGATGATACGCTAAGCAGGGTTTATTCTATACTGGATAATTTAGGTATGATCCCTGAGCCACCGCAGGAAATTATTGACAAACCTCTTGAGATTCGCTATATTTCTCAGCTTGCTCAATCACAGAAAGCAATACAAACAACATCTCTAGAGCAGATAACTGGGTTCGTGAGTAACATTGCAACCCTTAATCCAAGCTCACTAGATAAGATAGATTTTGATGAAACAGTTGATCAGTATAGCGAAATGGTTGGAGTGCAGCCTAAGGTAATTAGGACAGATGACGAAGTGGCAGTAATTAGAGAAGATCGAGCAAAACAACAACAGGCTGCTCAGATGGTGCAGGCAGGCAA